GGGGATACCATACAGTTGACCGATTTCACCATTGCGGATTGCATCGCCATTACCCACAAAAGCCTGTTCTGTGTAACGGGCAAGACCCATCAACGTATTACGGCTTGAAGGAGGAATGATGAAGAAGCGACCATCCATAGGAGTGTCGTTGTCATCCAAACGCTGAATAGTGCGACGAATAGCAGCATCAGTCAAAGCAGCGGCATTGGAGCTAGTGCTGTTGTAAGCAGTAGTACCATCAGAGCCAATGAAAGCCTTGGTGGTAGTGTTGCTAGTTGCATAGTCATCTGTACCAACAGTAGCGCCATTGAAGGCACGACCCAATTGGATCAGATCAGTATCAACTTGTTTAGCCAAAGCATAACCAGCATCGGCAGTATAGAACTGACGCAAGCTGTTCAATGCTTGTGCTTCTACGATGTCCTCAATGAAGCGTGAGTACTCATAGTGCTTGTTAATCAAAACTTGAACTTCAGTCTCGGTAGCGGCAATCAGAGTAACGGCTGTGGAAGCCGCTTTAGCTGATGCTGAACCACGAGTAGGAGCTGGAATGTGAACTGTGTCACCTTTCTTGCCCTTGAAGCTCATCTTCATTACGATGTTTGCCAATACAAGGTTCTTCTTGTAGGCGGCAACAATTTCATCACTCCAAATTTCAGGAATGAAGGTTGCTGCTGTGGTTACTGTTACTGCTGGGGTTGGATATGCCATGATTAAATCTCCTAAAACAAATTTTAACGAACACGACCTTCTGCGTATGCTGCCATGATTTCATCACTTAATGCATCATAACGATTAGGGTCTTGCATTTTTAGCCGAATAAGGTCAGCCCTACGATAAACCTTCTTTGATGACTCGCCAGAACCACCTACATCAACTCCTACTGCTTTAAGATTCTGCTTGCGTGTAGCTTCATTAGATGCTTCACTCTGCTGTTTCTTAACGCCACGAAGTTGCTTATAAGTGCTTAACAATTCATTGGCAGAATCATAGTCATATTCAGCATCGGCTCGCTTGAACAACTCAATGCGAACAGGGCTAGATTTAACCCAGTTTGCAAAATCCTGATCTTTAGCAATATCGCCAAAATCAGGGTGATCTTGCGCTAACCTTTGTTGAATCTGTGTCCTTTTCATTTCTAGCGTTGCTTGACGCGCAGCTACAATGTCAGGGTGACTATCAACTGTCCTTTGAACTGCCTTCTTTGGGTCTTCAAAAAAGTCAATCTCAGGCTCGTCCTGCTTAATCTGTTGTTGTTTAGACCCAAGGTTCTGTCTAATAAGTTCATCGGCTAGTTTTCTAACTTCGCCTACCTCTTGAGCTTGCTTTCCAATTAGCTTTTCAGCCTCTTGGTGCATCTTTACTATCTCATCCAGACTTTTATCCCTGTATTTTTCAGGGAGGTCTGGTTTAGAAGCAATTTTTTGCTCTTCGATTTCTAACTCACCAGGCAATTCTTTGTCATTATCAATCAACATATTTTTCCTTTTTCCTGCCGTTAATCGGTTGTAGGAGATTCAACTCGGCACTATTGCTTATGAGTTGAGTTTGCGTTCGCTTTTTAGCTTGTCAGTATGGCTTTTCTCAAACTTGCCATGGGCAGTTGGGAAATGACCAGACCAACCTTCTAACTTAAAAGCTGGCGCTGAGAGAGTTCGGTTGGCTGTAGCTCCGCACTCACACATTAGACTGGTTGCCTCATAATCAACCAATCTTTCTGTTCTGTGTCCGTTTTCACAGACGAAATCAAACATTCTTCTCATTTAAGTCCTCGTAGGCTCTTTCGCTGACTTGTTTCAAGTTTTTCAGCCATGTGAGAATAGAAAGTTCACCTTTTCTAAATTGTAGACTTTTTTCGTCCTCAATTGTAGATATATTATTCAAAGGTTCAATCATATTGTCAATGTCTTCCAAAAGGTCTTTCCACCCTTCGGTAGCCATCATTGTAAATCTAGCCTCGTAATAGGCTTGCAATTCTGGGGTCATACGGAATCTGCACCTTGAGAAGCCTCAATAACTTCTGGTTCTGGTCTAGTTTGAACAGTAACTGTATAAACAATGCCATTTTCCTCGTATGGGTCGCATCCAACAAGCATCTCAGTAGCCCTATCGTGAGCCTTAAACTGACTAACTTTTAAGCAGTTATTCTCAGTAAAGAAGTCATCATTAGGGCCTGTAATTGGAAAAGATGTATTTGGGAACAACTCTTTATAGTTGCCAACTACGATATTTCCATTGTCTAGTTTTGCAATGTCCATGTTTTATCCTTTATCTGGGAAAGCTGCTGTAGGTGCTGTAAAGTTACTTGTATAACGAGCAAAACCTTTGGTAATGCGTAAATCGTCTAAATAGCCATCATATAAATAGGTTGTATCGTAATACCCGCCAACGCAAACAAATTGACCCGAACAATTTCCTGTTGTTGTTGCAGACCCTACAGAAGTTCCATTTACATATATAGTAGATGTACCAGATGATCTAACAAGTGCAATGTGATACCAAGTACTAGTTGTTATGACTGCGCTTGAACTTCCTAAAAAAGTACCAGCGACATTAGCAGTAATTCCACCATTTAAAGCGCCACCAGTAGCATTACCACCTTGATATATAGCAATTCCTGTTGTATATCCCGCTTTTAAACCACCTGAAGTATCTGATGTTTGTATTACGCCTCTTTGGTTAGCAGATGCAACATTATTAGAATTTAACCAAAACTCAACAGTAAAGTCACCCGTACCAAAAGCAATGTTTGGACTTGATGCTGCAACCAATCTGTCGGCTGTTGCATCAAAATACATCGAGCCAGTACCATACTTCTTAACGCTTGTAGAAATCTGTGCGTTACCCACAGTTTCTAAGTCGTTCATCATGGCGTTGTCTAAGATGCCAGCGTTGGTGAAATTTAATAATAATGATGTGTTTGTTATTGCAGTCAGAGGCGCTGTTGGAGGCGTGAAGTTTGCCGTATATACACGAGTACCTTTAACAATACGCAAATTTGAAAGGTATCCAGAATAAGGATTTGAACTTCCAAAAGTTGCTCCAAAGTTATCACCAATATTAAGAATAGCGCCACTTGGAGCATTAAAAGTTGCTGAAACTGTACCTGAAGTTCCTACTCCATTTACATAAGTCGTTGCACTTGTACCAGTTCTTGTAACTGCAATGTGATTCCAAGTATTAAGATTCATTGCTACTGTTGAATCAAATCCAACTTGAGAACTTCCGCTAAAATTTTCAAATCTTACAACGCCAGTTGTTTTGACAGTTAGCCAATATCCGTAATTGGTATTTGATGCATCGGCATTTTGATAAACAAATATAGCTTTTGTTGAAGAAAAACTTGTTGGATACACCCAACATTCAGCTGTGAAATCAGCAGTTGATAAATCAATTGCGGTATTTGCAGGAGAAGAAAGTCTGTCACCCGTACCATCAAAGTACCCAGAGCCACCAATCACGCTTGTGGAGTAGGCAGATGTAGGAGCAAATGGGCTGAAGCGTTGGACGCTTACATCGCCATTCTTTGTGATGGTGAAGTTGTTTGTGCTGTCATCAATAAATCTGTTATCAGCGCAAGTTAGCAATGATGTATTGGTGATTGCTGTGAGTGGCGTAGTGCTTGGTGTAAAAGCGGATGTATAAACTGCAGAACCCTTAACGCACCTTACATTTGACATATAGCCATTAAAGTAGTTTACTGAACCACTACCATATACACCAACATAAAAAGTGCCAGCATTATTAAAGTTATAGCTTGATGTTACTGTCGTATCTAAAGCGCCATTTATAAAACAACGCAAAGTTGTACCAGAACGAGTAACTGCTACATGAGTCCAAGTATTTGCAGATAAAGATGCTGATGAACTAAATACTAATGCATTTGTATAAAGTTCAATTTTTGCACCATATAACCCCAAGTCAAATGTTCCAGTATTGTTTGTGCCTTTACATACAATAGCTTTGCTACCAGAAACGCTACTTGGATATATCCATGCTTCTACACAAAAGTCTCCAGTAGACCATTGGAGTGCAGCGTTGTCAGCTAAACTTAAATAATCTCCAGTACCATCAAAAAAGTTAGACCAGTTACTACCATAAGGACTGAATGTTCCTTGAGTAGTATTTCCATTACGAGTAATCGTAAAGTTATTAGTAGATGAGTCTACAAATGTGTTGTTCTGAGCGCCATTAGTCCCATTACCATGTAACAACATAGTTACATAGTTGAACTTGTTATCAGTTGGTTCGGCTACAGCGCCTGATTTTGATGATGCAAACATATTATTGCGTGTAGTTTTGACCTAATGTTGCACCATACCAAGATGTTCCATCACTAAAGAATGAAAAGATATCTTGTTTGCTTGCAGTACCAGTAACAGTAGGTGCAGTAGCTCCCGCCCAATTTACTGTTGACCAAGTAACAGATCGAGAACCAGTACCATCTTGACGCAAGATAATGATAAATGACTTTCCTGCTGCGGCAGTAGGCATAGTGATTGTTGCATTGCCTGTCAAAGTCAAAATCTGTACTGTTCCGTTAGCCAAAGATACTGTGATTGCTGTGCTTGTGTTAGCAGTATAAGCAGTCTCTGTATAGTTGGTAACAGTTGGGTTTGTCAGAGTCTTATTAGTAAGCGTCTGAGTTGCAGATGTACTAACAAGATCAGCAGAATTGAGCTGAGAACCAGTAGGCAGATTTACACTATCTCCAGATGCAATCTCACCTAATGAGGTTACATCTGACCCTGTATAAATTGATTTGACAAGATTAACGACAGCCATAAATTACCTCAAGTTGTTAGTGCAATGTTCTTTGCTGTGCCAGAACTATTAAAGAAAGGAAGGGCTGTGCCGCTAACTAATGAAATAGTATCTGAAGTGCCATCAGCCTTGTAAAAGGGAAAGAATAGAGAGCCACCACCACCGCCTGATGAGGCAATTGTAATTCCACCAGAAGAATTAGTAATGGTTATATTGCTTCCAGCAGTCAAAGTTGATGCTGTATAGCCAGTTCCGTTGCCAATTAACAACTGTCCGTTAGTAGGAGTAGAAGTTACTCCTGTGCCGCCATTAGCAATAGGCAAAGCAGTACCGCTATAAGAGATAGCCAAAGTGCCAGAAGTGGTAATTGGAGAACCACTTATAGACAAGAATGACGGAACAGAAGCCGCTACAGATGTAACTGTTCCTGATCCACTACTTGTAGCCGCAATAGTCTGGTTAGGCCAAGTTCCTGAAACTGTAATGTTTGAGCCTGCAACTAAACTTGGTGTATCTGTTCCTGTACCACCATTAGCAACTGCAACAATCCCTGTGACATTAGAAGCAGTACCAGTTGTATTCTGATTCAATGTTGGCACATCAGCCGCTTGAATTGCAGACATCACAACATTAGTGCCATTGCCACGCAAATAAGAACCACTTGTCACAGCGCCAGCAAAAGCATTCATCGCTGTTTGTGCAGTAGTCTGTCCAGAACCACCATTTGCAATAGGCAAAGTGCCATTAACACCCGCAGTCAGAGAAACTGTATTCTTTTCCCACAGACTTGTTGAACTGTTGTAAACAATGGTCTGTCCATTGGTAGGAGACTGAGCTGCAACATTGTGCAACTCATCTAATTCATAGCCATTCTGAACTTTGACAAACAACTTACCCTGAGTTGGGTGAGCATATTCAACTATTGCAACATAAACAATATGATCTGGTGCATAAGGCTTAGTTGTTGTATAAGTTCCTGCGGTTGTAGGGCTTAGATACAACTGCTGACCATCTGTATAAGCAGATGTATCCATGCCAGTAACCAAACCAATGATGGTCACATAACCATTTGAGTTATTGGGTAAGTTAGCATTGATAACGCCTAAAGTTTGAGCAGATGTTGAGTCGCCACTAGCAATAGCTTTGCTTACTGTTGATATTTGACCAGTAGCACCAGTAATGTAGACAACAGTACCTTTAGTCAATGTAGCGCCAGTAGTGTTTCTTACTGCAGCAATTACATTTGTAGTAGAAGCAGCGACCGCAACAGATAGGTCTGCTACACCAGAAGTCGTAGAAACAGTTACAGAGCCGTCTGTAGATGTAATGCTACCAATGGCATTAACATCGGTATAAGTGAGCGTTACAGCACCAGTATCGCCATTTACAGAGGTAACCAATTCACTTTGGTCAATCTTCTGCCAAACAGAACCATTAAACAGCAACCAATCCCCAATCTGCCAATCAGTAATGCCATTCAGATTCGTAGAACCAGCAGTAGAAACTATGTAGTAATAGCCATTTGTGCCAGTACTAGAAGCTAAAGTAGGTGTATTGGTAGACGCATTCCAAGTGCCTTGATAGCTCAAACCACCAGCAACAGAAGCCCAAGAAGTGCTTGTGCCGTTTGTTGTCAGGAACTTGCCTGAATTACCAGTTTGGCTAGGAATCAGAGTGTTAATCTGAGTCTGTAAGGATTCAAGAGTATCTAGGACATACTGAGATGTACCACCGCCATTGGTAATGACTTTTATCTGGCTTGCCAGTTCCATTGGCATGATTTCGCCAACATTGATCTCATTGCCGTTAGACAATGTGATAACCAAGCCACCATCAAAATCTAGATAAGCATTGGTAACAGAAACACCATCTACGCCATCTCTACCATCTTTACCCGCAGGGCCTTGAGCGCCTTGCCGACCAGGTGCGCCATCTTTGCCTGGCTTTCCATCTCGTCCGTCTCGTCCATCTGTACCATTGATACCATCACGACCATCTTGAATGGAGGCTACTCGTTTTTCAATGAGATTGCCTAGATCGTCATAGCGACTACGGATATCAGATTCAATCTTTTTGAGAGCTTGGACAACAAGATCAACATTCTCGCCAATCTTCTGCTTTTGTACTGCTCTAGCTTGTGCTACTGAGTTTTTAACAGAATCAAGAATCGCTTGCTGTTGCTCAGGAGTCATGCTCTTGAGGATTAACTCCTTGACCAGACTTTCAGCGTCCATTGCTCAACTCCTTGGTCAACTGATCTAAGAAATCTTGTTCCATGCCTGAGATTTTATTCTGCTTGTCAGCCATTTGCATCTCAACAATCTTAGATTTATTCTTAATATCAGCCTCCTTGAGCATCAATTCAGCAATCTTCACTCGTTTGTCAAACTCATCTGACTCTTGACCACTAGGCAAGTTCTTAGTAGCACTACCAAGTACTTTAGCCTGTACTTCTTGTGGCATCAATTGAGCTTCAACAGACAATTTAGTCGCTTCTGCACGATTTTGCTCGGCTTGTGTCGCTTGAACGGCAATTTGAGCTTGTGCCAACTGCATAGCCAACTGCTGTTGAACTTGTTGCATCTGCTGTGCTTGTGGATCAGGTTGAGACATCTGGTCAAGCATCTGAATCAACTCATGTCTGTTAGACAACGAGCTGTTAGCCATGATTCCCTTAAGAATGACTGGCAAAACAGGAGTATTCGGGCCAAGAGTCTGGAGCAAAGAGATGAACTGTTGTTGTTCATGCTCACGAGCGATGATACCAAGCGCTGCAGTCGGGATAAACTTCAAGTCAACAGTAGGATAACGCTCTGGATCAAACTGCATATAGCGATAAGCAGCCTTATTGATGAACGGAATCATAAAGTCTTCTTGGAAGTTCACCAAGGTACGCTTGTACTTCTTGATAATCGAGGCAACAGCCATCGAAATACCACCTTGACCAGCGTCCCGAGACACATTTGACACCATTCCGTTGCTATCAAGCGTACCCGTAGACTGCAAGAGCATTCTTTCAAACTCTTTGGCAGTATTCATGTTGTTTGGATCAGTATTTCCAAACTTGAATGGGAACAAAATCTCGTTAGGATTGCCGTTTGTCAGGATATTCTTGCCTGGCTTTACCTCAAACTTCATGCCACGGGGCAAACGAGTTGCATCCATCGCAATCATTGGGCTAGTAGTCAATGCCAAAGAGTCCAAATGTGAACGAATCTGAGCGTCTACAGCCTTTTGAGAGTTATAAGCCTTCTCAACAGTACCACGACCAAGTAAACGATTAGGAACTGTATCGTCCTGATAAGCCAGAATTGGGCGATCCTTCATCATGTAAGGATTCTTTTCTGCCTTCAGAAGAACACCATCGTTCGCAATAACGACAATAGCTTCTACCAAGTCAGAATACTCATCCTGAACAGAGTCTTCAGGGAACAAATCCTCAACTTCTGCTTCATTCTCCAGTTGCTCAAGGTATTCTCTAGGAACTAAACCATAATAGGTCAGCAACTTAACCTTGTCATCTTCATACTGAGTAATCTCTTGAGTAGGCTCAAGGTCAGTATCCATCGAATCAGTACCGATTTCTACCTTGCGATAGATGCCATCTTCCTGACCCTTAACAACTTTGTGGATAGAGACATACTTCTCAATCGCCACACCCATACAGTCTTCAATAGAAGTTCCGTTAGGGTCAAACAAGAAGTTCTTAGGGTTAACAGGAACAATCTTGACAGCAATTCGGTCTTTTTCTAGTACGCCAATAGCGGCTTGACCAGGTTGACCAGGGATTGCTTGGGTAGAAGGAACAAAGATTTTCTCGGTCTTGACAACAATCTCACCGATGCCAGTACCATAGATTTCTGCCATCAACTCAATCTGGTCAATAGACTTACGAATCTTGTCTACTTTGAAATCTTCCATCAGTTGAGCCTTAATCATGGCTACATCTAATGGGTTGTTGTTGACATCACGAATATCGTCTTGAATGTCAAAGAACTCACCTTGACCAAAGATAGCTTCCATGATCTCGGCATGGCGAGTCTCTACAGCTTGAGTAGTACCAGGCGTTACGATGCGTGAACGCTCTGATTCTCGGGTCTTGTCTTGTGAATCCCACTCACCACGAAAGATACGCTCGTATTCCAACCATGCAGTTAAATAGTTAGTATCACGATAGTCTCTCCAGCGATCACAATGGTTAACTACAAAGCTAACTAATTCTTTATCGCTGTCTGTTGGTTCTTGGAATTCCATTACACCCCCGAAATTATGTCAATCGGCTTTTTTAAGCCAGATAGTGATTGTTCTTACGCATATTCTCAATTGCGGGAATAATTTGCAAGTTATTCGGTACATGAAGTCCGCAAACATTTTCGCCCTGCAATGGGATTATATGGTCAACATGCCAGTTTTGACCACTTTCTTTCGACCTCATCGAAGCAACTTGATAGTAGCACTTCATCTTCAAATGGTCAAATTCTGTTAACCAGCTTGGAGTTCGTTGTAATTTAGCAGATCGTCTTTTAGCGGATGAAGCTAATACTGCACCAATGTTGTTTTTTACCCATAAACGCTTTACTTCTCTGCGTTTACCAATAGTTTCAGCTTTGCGAGATGTTATCTTCTCTCTGTTTAGCTTTTCGTATAGCTTTTGATACTCTCTGATTTTGTCTTTATTTCTTAAAGCGTATTCTTTTTGACTTGTTTTCCTGCCTTTAGGATTTTCATTCCTTTTGGCAATGTACTCTTCCATCGTCATAAAACCCTGCCGATCACGCAATCTGGCATATTCTTTTTTTCTTGACTCTGGATTTGCTAATCTATTAGCTTTTTTTTGCTCGTAATGACAGGATTTGCAAAAATTCAAATGACCATCAGACATATTTTTATGTTTATGGAAAAATGATAACTGCTTAGTTTGAGCACATCTTTTGCAAGTTTTAGTCAAATTAAGCGTCATTTTTAACCCAAATCAACAGCCTGAAATTATGTCAATCGGTTGCCACTCATCATCTTCTTCTTGTTCAAAGTACGATGTAACGGCAAGCTGATCCATGTATGATAATGCATCTGGTAAGTCATCATGGACACCATTTGCAGGAAACATCAGAAGTTGGTCAATGAAGTCATCCCAATTCTCTTCGGAATTAAGTATGATTCTGCCATGTTCGAATCTTCCTTGCAATGCCCAAATCACTCTATCTGTCTTTTTTCTGTTCCCATGGGTCAAATCCACGATATGAGCATAAACATTGTTCTTTCTCATAAGGTCTGACAAATAGGGTAAAACAGCGTTTTTAAGCGCCCCCCTCTCAATTCCCACAGAAGTCGGTCTGTAATCCCGAATAGCCATCAGAATTTTAGAGGCTGTCTCACGAATATCCCACCTTCCGTGAATGATCTCCTTGACAAACCACTTCCCATCCTCAGTTGCCTTAACCACACAGATAGCAGACTCATCAAGCCTTTTCTTGGCATTCCCAGCTTGTTTGGCAACCTCTTCAAAGCCCGCCAAGTCAATTGAGATGAAATAACTACCATGTTCAGGCTCTACCCCATACTTGATCCAGTCCTCTTTAAAGATGTCTGAACCCGCATTAGAGAAGCTCGCCATGTATTCTTGCTTAAAAGCAAAGGTACTCAGGGTCTTTTTAGCACTTTCAATCTCTGTAGGGTCGATCAAAGGGTTATCTTGGGTTGTGAAGTGCCAACTCTTCCAGTCAGAATCCTCGCCATTCTCACCTAGCTTAAAGGTGTCATAGAACCAGTTTCTACCCTTTGGAGTACCAATAAACAAGGCTCTACCCTTCTTGTCAGACAAAGAAGCCCGAATAACTTGTTCCCAAGCCTCAGGCTTAATGTCCGCAACCTCATCCAACACCGCATAAGTCAAAGACACACCACGAAGGGTATCGGGTCTATCAGCACCACGGACATAGATTCTTGCCCCGTTTATCAGGGTAATATCTAAGTTATTGACATGGCTATTGGTAATGATGTCTCTACCAAGGTCTAACAATAAGTCCCAGATAATCTGTCTTGATTGCCCCATAGTCGGGCTTACATAAAGTACCGCAGAGCCTTGAGGACACTTTAAACCCTCAATTAAGAGCGTTACAGCAGCCATCCTAGACTTCCCGCACCTACGCCCAGCAGCCACAACCTTAAACCGAGTCGTATCCTTAAATACCTCTTGTTGCCAAGGAAGTAAGCTAAAGTTCAAATCAGCCATATTTAGCCTCTACATCTTCTGGTTGGTCAATAATAGTCGGTTCTTGCCCTAATCCAGTAATGTTAATCGTCACAGCACTCCTCTGCCCCTTATCCTTCTCAAACATGCTCACAGGAAGAGTCCTGTCCAAACACATCTTCAAAGCCACCAATTGATGCGGATGCTCGTCATTCAATGCTATCTCTATCACCTTCTGAGCAACATCCTTACCTCCAGAACGAATCATCAACTCCTTAAGCTCCTTGAGCCTCTGATGGTCTGTCTTAGGCAATACAGCAGGCGGGTTATCAGCAAACCTCTGTATCGTCATCTTTACCGATCCTTTAGGGCGACCTCTACCTCTTTTTAGTTGTTCCACTTTGTCCTTTCTGGAGTGTTCCATTTTCACTTTTTTTGAGGGTGGGGTGTACCACAAATATCTACCAACCCAACCAACCCCCTCCCCCCCATCAATCCAACCAACCTAGGGTTTTCCCTACTGTGTTTCTATCCAGTACTGTCCAGGCATACAGATCAGGGTTTACCCTTACTTGCAGCTAATTGAGAATGATTCTCATTTGCGTTTAGGTAAGAGAGTGAAGCACCTTTTCTAGGGTACTTGTCTTTTTATCTAACATTCTGTTTACCCTATCTTTCCCTTTACTATCCCTTCTATCCTTCCCTAATGATTCACTCATTCAGGGCTGTTGTTTATTTCCGACATTGTTAGTAACTAACCCTAGTCTGTCAAATGGTTCATCTATCCTATAACCCAATGAATGCAAATGTTGGTAAAGGGCTAATAGGTTTTCGAAACCCTGTGAAATATTACCCTGTCCAACTGTTAAAAGAATCTGTCGTTTTGGGTTGTCTAATTTCCTACGAAACTGAACAGTATCAATTTTGGGAGGTCTAGCCATGTTTTCCCTTGTCTGATAATTAATTAAATAAATTCTATCATCTAAGGGTTTGTCCCTATGTTTTTTTTATTTTTTGGTGCTATTCTTACCCTACTTTCAATCGGAAAGTGCGATTCAATAGGTGTCAATAATGAAACAAAACTTCTTTCCTACACTTTCAGAAGCCTTAGAAGCTGAGAAGCTTACTCATGCATGGCCATGTACTCCGATAGCCTATGGTCAAACTATCGGTCAAACTTACGATGATGGCTCAAAATATGGTTATTACATTTCCATTTATAGAGACGAGCGCGGACTTTATGAGCGTCCGATCCACTATAAAAGAGGTTAAACCATGAAAAATGATCTTCTCGACTATTTAACAGCCATCGCTTTAGGTCTGTGTCTCTGTATCGGGCTTCTAGCGTACTTCGATGTACTCATAAAGTAATATTTTTTCAATTCAATAGGTGTCAATAATGATCAAAATCTCAAATACTTCAAAATTAAATGCCCGTTCGTGGAGTTTGCAAGCTTTGGACACCTGTCCTGGTTCGTGGGCAGCACCTGGTGAGCTTGTCGATGCTTGCAAGGGATGCTATGCCACTACTGGAAATTACAATTATCCTAATGTGAAAGCCCCAAGATTGTCTAATCGTGAAGACTGGCAGCGCTTAGACTGGGTGTCTGACATGGTTTCAGAGCTTGATCAAGATCGTTATTTCCGCTGGTTTGATTCTGGTGATGTTTATACCCTTGGATTAGCGGAAAAAATCCTTGAAGTAATGATTCGGACACCTTGGTGTAATCATTGGCTGCCCACCAGAATGCATAAATTCCCTAAATTTGCCCATGTTTTTGCTCAAATGGAAGCTTTGCCTAATGTGAAGGTTCGTTTTTCAAGTGATTCTATCCAAGGTGAATACATTGAGGGCTTGCATGGTTCGGTTATTGGCCCAGACGCTGCCACTTTTCAAGCCCGTGAAGGTGTTCAATTATGCGAAGCTTATAAGCACGGGGGAAACTGTAATGGCTGCAGGGCTTGTTGGTCTAAAGATGTCCCATTGATTGCCTATCCAGCGCATGGCCAAAAAATGGCACGGGTTATTAAGTTAAAACAAATTTAAGGGGATTCAATGATCTATGCTTGCATTGCCCTAGTCCTTCGAATACTTACTAAACGATAACCAACTAACCCTCCATTGTGAGGGTTTTTTATTGTCTTAAATTTAAGCCTTTATAGGCTTTTTTTTCGTCCATGCTACCAACCATGCACCAATGCTAAAAAACGCCTTAAAACGGGTTTTTATCGGCTTCTAGCGGTATTTGCTCGCACAATTTCCGTATCGTTTCATTGAGTGCTGCCAATTCATCCATTTTGTAGACAGACCAAAGCCTTTTCTGCCCATGTATCCCGTTAATGCTTCCACGATGGCAATCAGCACATAATGGCATTGATGTAAACCATTGTCCCTGGTGAATTTCATGGCATTCACTTGGTGGTGGTGAGTCGCAAATAATGCAAGACATCCCCTTGATTCGCTCAATGTGTTGTTTTTCCCCATTGGTGGGCTTTGCTTTATTTTTGCTTTGCATCCTATTGAGTCGCTCTCACTTCCATGCGGGCGCTATATTGTTCGGTTCTCCAAACCTCTATCCTTGCTTGAGCTGCAGTCATCAACCACCGATATTTCTCCTCTTTCTCGACCGCTTCCTTGATACCATTGAGTATTTCTATGTAATCTTGGTGAGCATAAGCATAGGTTTCTTGTTTTCCAAGTACTTCTGTGCCAGCTTGTGCCATGAGTTGGGCTTTTCTGCTCTTGCGAAACTCCTCAAGATACATACGATCTGCTTTTGCTTTGGCGTACAGAGGACTCGTATCTATCAGAAACTGTATCGCCTTGTGTGGGCTATCACTCATACTGTTTTCTCAGGTTGTTGTATTTTTGCCAATCCAAACGCCCAGATAGCTCCACCAGACACCTTGGCTAAGAATTGCAAAGCAATAATTTCGGGCATCAACACGCCAAAAGCAATGGTCGGGAACAAAACAGAATCTACTGCAGCGCCAGCGGTATTTGAAACATTTGTCCTTTTTAGCCATGTGCCAGTAGTTTTTACAAATACGGCCCAATCTACCATTGCAGCCACCAAAAATGATGTTGCTGAAGCTATTGCAATCATTCCTGAAGCAGGGTTAAGAGCATAGGTAATTAAGCCAGTTCCAACAATCAAACTACCCATTTGCCATGTTTTTAGTCTGACATGAAGCCAATCTCTAAGTGTTAAATCAAGTCCTATTAAGAAGAAAGCGTTTATTGGACTTATTGAAGGGCCAAAAGTAGCTACCAAAAGATTGGCTGAAACCATTGCTAAAGCATAAGCAATTAAGGCAAAAATCATAAAAGAGTTTCCTGTTCCATAGGTTGATAAAAATTCCATTGTGAAGGGGCGTTAAATGCCTCTATTCGTGATCGCATGATCTGTGCTCTAGCCTCTTTTGTAGGCGGTAGATAGTTTCCATGCTTCCAATGCACATCAATTCCAACATTTCTGCCGATATTTGTGCTGTCTGCTGATGAAAATGGCAATTTTGTAAATATTGCAGGGTCTAACATCCTCAATCCATGAAGTTTGCAAGCTGGTCTTCCCATGTCATCGCAAATTACCCTCATGGCTTGGCTCATTTTTACCCACCAGTTTTGAGTTCCTACTGTTGAAAACTCTCCAGAACTTCCAATACAAACTCGAACATAGGTGTTTGCTAGTTGTTCTAAGCGTTCTAGTGATTCGTGCATATGCCAAACTGGAGCGCCAAACCAATTTGGTAATGGGCAGTCTTTCAACAAAGCGTCATTATCTGCCTCATTCCCATCAATAACATCAGGAATCACAGCAAAGTCGCATGATGGAACTTTCTTTAGATTAAGCGACCAATCGTAAAAAGGTTGCCAATCGGTTATTGGTTTTCCTGATCGCCAGGCTGAAAAAGCTCCGTTATCAATTGCAAAAGACTGACAAACTTCAATCGCTGCTGATAATTGGTCAGAATGTGCAAATGACACAAAAGCATGACCATTCTCGATAGCCTTAACAGCTACTGTTGCAGGAGTTATTGGTAATCCGTGATAGTGAATCATGTTATTTCCACCACTTTGTCACCATGTGATTTAATGTAATTCTTGGTCTTTTGGATATATCTCTCAAATTCTGACCTTGAAATACTCGATTGTTGAAGGTCTGCATACTCGATTAAGTCCCTTACAGCTTGTATTCCCTCACCACTTAATCCGAGCTTTTTAGTCTTTTCAAACCTAATTGCCGCTTCATGTAGTGCTTTTTGAGCTTTCTCGCATACTGGCAGTACCTCTGGCCCGATTCCACTTCTAGCCATCATTTCCGACAGATTCAATACATCGACTAGGGTTCTCCAATCTTGGATTGTTCCTTGACCTTTGGTTATTGACTCTAGGGCTGAGTATTCAAGGGTTCTGAGCTTGTCCAGCTTGTCCCTCTGGGTTATCGCTGCTCCCACTATCGCATGGGTCAATGGATCGATCAAATTCCAATGCTTTCTCTTTGTTTTTTTGCGAGTCATTATCTTTTCCAAAGATGGCATCCCATCTATTTGCATATTCTTGATTGCTTACTTGAAACGGACGAGGAATTGAACCTTTACCCATAAAACCTCCAAATTGAGTAAATCCATAACCAAAATACTGCAATGCCAGAAAGTATCAGTTTCCACTCAAAACTCATACATCCTCGTATTTGTAGTTGAGCTTGTGGTGGTGAAAGCGCATGGACGCTTCCATTTCTAACTCTTTGAAGTGTTCAGCAGAGAACAATCCGATGACATTGCGACCTTCAAACCAGACTTCACGAATGTTCTCGCTATAGGTTGAATCTTTGTCCTGCTCGTACTCATAGACTACTTTTACGATCTCGCTACCTTCGCCAGTAGTTGTATCAAATTCCCATGTGTTCATCATTGACTCCTGTTAAAAACTGTTAATTTACTCTTGTTAAACAATAAATCTATTAGGTAAAACCCTTAGTCCAAGCATTCTTTTACACAAATATCAACACCCGCAAGACTTGAATAAACCTTCGCAACATGGATATTCACGATCTGAGAATCATCCTTATAAACCACTCCATTCATGGCATCTTCTACACTTTTCAGCACATTAGATGCGTCAGGCTTCTTAATTGGCTTCTCTGAGCCGTTTAAACAGGCTTCTGAGCGCTTTTTTGAGTACGACTGAGGGATAGGCGCTCTTATATACAGATAAAGGTTTACAGGGGTTTCTAGGATTTCATTGCTACCCATCGCTTGTATGGCTGCTTCTTTGATTAAAGACTCATAGTTGCGGGTTTTGTCAGGGGTGTAAGTTTGAACAAAGTTTCCTCGCTTTGCATACCTAGCTCTCTGTTTGCCAACAGGGTTAGCGTCTACTTTGAATGTGACCATGAAACTCATGTCAATTCCTTTAATGTTCTTTTAGGATATGGTTTTATCAAATGCTGAATTGCATTTAAATGTTTTTTTTGTGTGTACTTGTTACCAATGAAAGCAAAATATCTTCCTTTGCTGTGTTGTTTTACCTTTTCAACAGTAGGAAAGTGCTTCTTAATATTTTCAATTTGAGTGTTTCCGCAAACAGCTCTAATGCTTCTGGATGTCCAAATCTTGCCATTTATCAACCATCCATCACGATCTAATTTTCTGCTTTTTACATTAGGGTTTCCATCCCGCATTGAGCCGACATAAGTAAAGCCGCAAGCCTGATAAATAGTCCCAATTTCTCCAGCAGCTTCATCAACAGTAGATGTAACAACCTCGTATTTTTTTGGCAACATCTTCATACTTTGTCTAATCAACTTGCTTGCGCTATGAGGATGTGCCCAATGAACACAAGCGCCACGACTTAATAAAATCATCTTTCCCTCATATCCATATTTGCTCCAATCAGCGCCAGCCAGTCCTTTTTCTCTGGTTATCTTTCCAAGGTTCTCTGAGTATTCAGGCCCATAACATACAACTCCACCACAAAATCCTTCAAAGAAAATGCCATAGCAATGCCAAACAACTGCAGGCATACAGCCAAGCCATTCATAATCTTTGATAATTTTTTCAGCCATCTGATAGCTGACTTCACGCACTTCTGCTTTTTTGATGTCAGTATCAATTTTTGACCACCAATCTCCAAGCAAATCAGAATCTAAATTTTCCGATCTGCGTTTTTCTCTTATTTGTTTTTGCCAAGCAATAGATGTTTCAAGTAATAAATTCATGTTAAAGCCTATTCAATAGTTCCATTTTTCATAAGAGTCATGTAATTTCTTACTCTGTCTCTAGCTCCAATGCCATAAATGCGTTCACATCTTTCTAATCTGGCACGAACAAAGTCGTTATCTTGGTTTGTCTGCCAAGTTCGGAACATTTCCCGAGCTTCTGCTTTCTCAAGAACAACTCTGTCGCTCTCATTGGATATTGTTTTTCGGCTGTATGCCATAGGTGTTTACTCTAGGTCGCCAGTAAGCTCTAAGGCTTTGTTTATCAGATGAAGAGGGTAAGGTACGCCTTCACGAACCTTGTCTAGCAGTCTCATGGCATCGTAGTAATTCACGCTTTTCTCCTTAGTTCAGCCATCTTTGCCAACACCTCAAGCGGAATGGGCGCAGCTTTTTTATCGTCTTCTTTAATCTTCAATAAAGCCGCATCAGGCTCATTTGATGCAGGAACTGTGACCCTGCCAATGTCAGCAGGATTGGCTTTAACTGCTTTTGTGTTTCTCACCCAATTACGCCAAGTAGCATCCCAATCCAACTTCACACCTTTTTGACCAGGTTGAGCAATCCAATAATCTTTGAACTGTTCAGCAACTTGACGAACATCTAAATCAGGTCTTTCCTGAGTAGCCCAATCACCTAAAGATTTAGTAAGAAACCAGTCTTGAGATAGTCGAGAGCCTTTCTTGTTCTCTTTAATGGGTTTTGTGTCTTGTGTAATGGGTAATGTGTTATGTGTAGCATTGCTTTCGGATTGCGTTGGCAATGCGTTCGCATCTTTCTTACTCCATCTAGCTTTAGCAGAGGCACTAGCCTTCTCAGATTTGTCATCTGCCTTAGCTATTTCCTTGTTAGCCCTATGATGAATCCATCCATCATCTGTGCGTTCAAAATACTCTTGCAATACGATCGCAATGCTTTCGGTATGCGAACGCATCCTAATCTGTCTTGAAACTTCAGCTTCATTAAGAGGTATTGGACATTCGTGAAGATAGTACCAATCAAGCAAACGCCTGTAGACTAAATCTTCAATGTCAGAAAGATGCGAGGTGTGACTTTGGTAGTCACCAATGTTGAACTGGTAATAGTGCATATTGTCCGCTTTTTTAACCACCCTTTGAAGGAATTGCCAGCAGGAGAAGGGTTAACTCTTTTCGGTGCGCTCATGACTTCGCACCTAGCTGGATTCCATAATAACAAAACTATTCTACTTTGTAAACTTAAATTCTTTGATTATTTGTGATCTGTTTAGTGAAATCAGGGTTTCCCTTGTAAAGCCTTTTAGCTTGAGCGTTCATTACTCGGTACTCAGCAGGGGTAAAAATACCCTTTGCATTGCGAATATCAAACGGATTCAACAGACAGCGCTTCTCTTCTGGCTTCTTAGCCTCAATCAAATCGTCTGACAGGGTATATTGAGCAATCCAATGCTTACCAACCTTGACTAACTCTGTTGTTAATTCACCCTTGTGGCGAAGTTTCTTGGCTGTTGACAGGACTGTCGCTTGTGGCATACCAGTCAGGTTAGCCAACTCATGTGAGGTTAGTGGGCCATTCTGGAGAGCTTTAATAATTCTTGCTTGTGTCATTGGTACATTTCTTGGATGTTAATTGGTCTGTTTAAGTGGTTTTCTAGAGTCCTAGCGAGCAAAGCCACTACTGCGGCATTGAAGTCTTCAGGATCATCCACATAAGCTGAACACATTGTGATTGCGTAATCAAGCAATGTCTCAGCGCACTTTTGTTCAATTTGTTCGATGTTCATACCAGTATCTTACTGTTGTTTTTTTGTTTGCATATTAGGGTTTATCCCTACTAAATAATTGCAAAACCTATGGCATATTAGAGGTGTTGAGCGCTTTCCCGTGCGAAGTCCATCGTGCTAAAAAGTTGCAATGAAGTTCTGGCTCATCTAGTGTGTTCAAGCATTAAACAGAGAATTGCAGAAACGGACAATTTTGATAAACAAGTTAATAGGAGTCAATATGCCAATTTTGGATGGCAAAAAGGTCGTAGACCTAGAAGTAGATGGAGTGGATAGTGCGGATTATCCAGACTTTAGTGACGCATACTTTTCAAGTGGCTGTTACGAAGATGGAACACCATTGACAGAAGATGAGTTAAACAGACTCTCTGATCTTGCAAGTGATGTTCTTTGGGAAATGGCTTACGACAAGCTGCACTAATGAAAACACTATTTCAAACCTATGTGGAAGAGTTTTCTGACATCCACTACTGTCCTTATTGTTTGACAATTAAGGGAAACAGAATAGTTT